TAACATTAGGTCTTTTCCTAACACTGATTTTGCTTTACTCATAATTTTATCGTGTTTTAGTTAATTATTCAGTTTTAAAAGAAAATACAAGGCGTTGAATGAAAGTATCTTCGATAAAATCCTCGTCTGCACTCATTAGTTTAGCGTCTATTACATTGAAGTTATCATATTGCCCGCGCTTGTTTTCGAGCGCCTTACGTACTTCTTCGGCGATGGTAACAGAGTTCAAATAGTTATCACTAGCTACGGCAACCTCAACCGAAACAGTATCGCCCGTACCATATCTATCTTTCGTATATTCTGGAACCAGAGAACTACGCTTGTAGATAACGAACGGAAAAGATGTTTCCGTTTTGGTCGAGATAGCATATATTTTATCAGAAACCAATTTTGCTAATTGTGTAGAGTCGCTTAATCTCTTATATACGTGTGCACCTATTGATAAACTCATTTCTTTTTATTTGCTACTTTCATTATAGAATCAATTATATTTTTCTCTAGTGAGCTCTCTGCTTCTTTCTGCTTCGATTTGACCGCATTAGAAAAGAAGTGGGAAGCATTTATAATACCCCTATTCGCTCCTTTTTTGGTAGCTCGTTCTTTTGTTCCTGATTCGAACCATTTCAGCATATAGGCGCGTGATCCCTTTTTGCGTCGGTCGATCAGGTCGACCCGTGCGCCGGAAGCATTGCGATAAACTGCTATGTTTATTTCGTTCTTTAACGGTTTGAACGATACGCCATTCTTAGAACTGCTAAATTCCGCATCATTAACAGCAGAAACTAGATTTTCCTGTGCCTGTTTACGAATGATAAGAATCGACTTTCTAAGAGCGGAGGAAATTGCCTTCTTTGCTTCTTTATCGTTCAACCGTTTAAGTAGTTCGTTTACTCGCGTTGCATCCACTTCGACGCGATACAAGTTGCGCCCGGTGTAATTGTCGTTACTCATTGATTACCTCCGCTTCTATAACCGTTGCTTGTTGCTTCCGGTCGTGATTGATAGATAGAATCTTGTATTTCTGCCCGTCGTATTCGATCCTCATTTTAGCGTTGATCTCTTTACAGATGCGAATCATTATCGTATTAACGGTCGTATTATATATCTCGCCGTTCGCTTCTTTACGTGCACCCGACTTAAAGCGAATGTATGCGCGTTTATCGAATACTTTCACCCAACTTTCAGACGTGCCGCCCAGATTATCGCGCTTTGACTCGCTACGGTAAAAAGCGATCATTTCGTTTAATAATCCTGCTTGCACTACGTATATCGTTTTAAAGGTTGCAGTAATAGTTCTATGTGTCCCGGAATAACTTGCGGAGTGGCAAATGTTACCGATTCACGGTTTGCGTAGTAATTCGCTATAAGGATGCGGATCGCGTGCCAGATACGCCGATCTATTTTTGCGTCCTTAACGTAGGTATCTAGCGGATTATTTAGATACGATTCGATAAGAAGTTGAACGGGTTCGATAAGCCCGGTTATATACGCGTCGTCCGTGTCGAAGTCAACGTTTAAATGCTGTTTGAGTTCTTCGAGTGTTACGTATTGTGCCATATTGGATAAATTAGAAAGGGCTAGAGCCGAAGCCCCAGCCCTTTAGTGAATGATAGGTTATAGAATTAGGCAGAAGCTTTTTTCTTTGCGATGGCAAAGGCTTCCGGGCGAGCTACAACAATATCATAATCAGTATTCAACACAAAGTTTACGACATTACTTTTCGCTCCGGTATACGGGTCTATCACTAAATCCATATCGCCGAACTGACCGATAGCAGCGTTGGAGAATACACCGAATCCGATAGAATCGGCGTCCATGTAGTTAGTAACAAGAACCGGATAACCGTTCACCATACCATTTTGGCAGATCATTTCAGCAGCCCCCGCCGCTTTGGGAGTGGATTTCAAAGTACCATACACCTTTGGAGTGCAAACATAGGCGGCTGTACCGTCCGTAACATCTACGCCCGCATCCATGACAGTAGATTCAAGTGCAACAATATTCGCGAACGTCAATGCGGAAGTATATTCTACATCCGGTTTTGCCTTTACAAACACGCCGTTACTTGCACCAGACAACGCAGCCCCCGAAAACATCCATTTGTTCAAAGTACGGGCAACACCAAGCGAAATTTGTTTTAAAACTACGTCCTGCAAAGAGTAGTTCGTTTGGTTGATCGCACGCTTAGACACCGGGATAGAAATAGATACACGTTTGGGTGAAGCCTTGATTTTGTCGATATTCAATTCGGTATCGGTAACCGCAACGTTTTCACCCTGAATTGTTGCTTCAACAGCCGCCAATGTTGGGAAAACAAGGTCACCTACAAGCCCGCTTTGCATCTTGATACCTAGTTTATCAATAATCAAGCCTTTTTCTAACGGTTCAATGATTTCACCGATTGTAACAGGAACCATGCTAGCCGCATCGGTTGTATCTGTAACAGTCACCGCACGTTCTACAACTTTAATACCGCCTTCCGATACTACTCCGTTGTATTCTTCCAAAGAGCGATGATTAACGACGTCAAAAACAGCCTGTGAAAACAACACGCGACGGTCTGACACCAGTCCCGCGTTAATATCTTCAAGCGCACGGCGTTCGACTTTCATTTCCAAAAGTTCTTTCTTTGTTTTTAACTGCTCAAACTGCTCTTTCTCGCTTGCGTCGAGTGCTCTTTTTTCCGCTTCTGCTTTATCCAACAGAGCGCGCATCTGCTCTTTGTATTGAGCAATAGTTTCAAATTCTTTTCTCATGTTTTAAATTGATTTGCGTAAATTATTAATTTCATTTAGATAGTCTTTATTCTCGCCGGACAACTCCGCTATCGTATCGTCCATACTCCGCACCGTTACGTCTGTACCATAAAAAGCAGGATCAACAACGGGAGATATATCGGAAATCCGATCAATCATGTGTACAGTACGAAGCAACAACCCGTCTTTCATTGAATAGGAAACTTTTGTTTTATCCTTTTCATTTAAAGCATACGCAAAAGACGAACCGAAAATATCACCGCGTTTAATCATTTCTACGGCGAAATCTCCATCGGGAGTACTAGGAGCCTCAAATCTGTATTTTAATCCGTAGTCGTCAAGTTCAAGCGACAAAGTTCCCGCACCACGATTAGAACGAGCTAACAATCTCTGTTTATTATGATCTAACAGAGCTTTAACATCACAACTACGCAATAACTCTTCCGTTATAGCTCCCTTTTCGATCACCTCAACAAAAGCGCGTTGTTTTTCCCTGTCGTACAATACACGGCTTTCTTGTCCGAATACAACCGCATAACCTTCGATTATTCTTCCATCTCCAACTTTAGGAGCACCTAACTCTGTATAACTTCGTATTTCCATATTTTGCAAATATCATTTTACTATATGTTTGTTTCTTCGTTTTTGGGTAGCTCTACTTTTTGACTAGCCGCCTCGATTGGTTGAACATTGCAGGAGATAAACACTTTGTCGCCTCCTTCAACGGGCGGTTTTCCTAAAGCCCTACGAGTATCATTCGGGGAATGAGCTCCCATTTCTTCCAAAGCTTTATAATAGCTTGCTTGTGTCGTTAAATCGGTTTGATATAAGCATGACAAATCAAATGAAATACTATATAAGTGAGCGACTGAATTAGGAATCAGCTTGTAATTAAATTCAGCCTCGATTTGTTTCAATATTGGTTGCAGTGTATCAGTTAAAAAAGAAACATTGCTCATTTCAGAAGCTTTGTAATTAGTAGATTGTCCGGCAAATACTTTATCTGGGTGAACTCCGTAAAATCTACATATATCAAGAATACTGAATTTCTTTGTTTCCAATAACTGCGCATCAACCGGATTTATAGAAAGTTGATGAAATCCAACATCGCCGGGAACTGAAATAATGTCTCTTCCTGTATTTAGTTGTTCCTCTATGCGATCTCCAACCGTAGAAAGTTGAATATCCGTCATACCTGCACCGGGCAACCCTTTATTTATCTCTTTTGCACCGGAAACAAGCCCCTTTATTTTACTTCCATTCTGAAAAGTTCGTAAATTCTGATTATCTGCACTAGCGGCTATGGAAAAGATACGGCTAGCATACATTATTGTACTTACTCCTGTATATCCCCCGTCCAAACTATTATTTTTAAGATGGATTATTTCGTAGGATTCAAAACGCCCATATATCCGGTTATATGGATCAGAAATAATATAAACATCATTCAACTTGTCATAGGTTACTGTATTATTTGCGCATAATACAAGTTCGCTAACACTGCCGAACTTTCGACGGATAACGATGTAGGCGTTTCCTTGATTTACGATTTGAACAACCATATTCCTAACCATTTCAAAACTATTCATTCGTCGGTTAGGCATACGGGTTAATATCGTATATAAATCGTTTTCCTCGTCTGGTGAGAAATATCCATCTTTTTTCCGTTTAATTATAAGCGGTAAAGACGCGATAGTCCCCGAAAGAATAGAAGTACATCTATATGCGGCTGAAAGTTTCATTGCTTGATTACTGTTATGCACATCTATTGGCTGACCGGGTAACGATGGTAATCGGGAGTTTATCGCCGCATCTTTATCCGTTGTGCTCATCTCTGCATTTAAGGCGCGTTTTTGCGTCTTTGAACGTCCCAATTCAAAATTAAAAGATAGTTTCATTATACCTCCATGTTATTAAATAAGTAGAATGTCATTAGGTTTGTTATAGTCGAATCAATCTTCGCGTTATGCGTTTTCTTGACTGGCTTCTTATTCATGTTCCGATCTTCGTCTAATACCGCATTACTAAAACAGTATGGCGTAATTGGATTAGGGCTAAAGGTGAGCTTACTCCGATACAAAGCAAGTTCAAAGGATTCGATAGGGCTTGTAAACGTTCCGTATG